AAAGAGGGACTATCGCATCTCCCTCTATTGTAAATGATGGCGATACTCTGGGTATGATACAAACTGCTGCTTATGATGGCACAGCCTATCTTGATGGTGCTAGAATTTTAATTCAAGTAGATGGCACACCTGGTGATGACGATATGCCAACTAGAATTGTTTTTCAAACAACGAGAGATGGCACAGCAGGAACTCTTGATGAACGTATGCGTCTTGATGATTCAAGAATGTTAGTTACAAGTGCTACCACTGCTGGAACTGACCCTATCATTGCTTTTGAGGATGCTACTGGCACTGATTGTGGTAGTATTGATTTGAACGCAAGTGCAAATACAGTAGCTTATACTACTAGTTCAGATTACAGATTAAAGGAAAATGTAAATTATAATTTTGATGCAACATCAAGATTAAAACAATTGAAACCATCAACATTTAATTTTATATCTGAGCCAGATAAAACCGTAGATGGTTTTTTAGCACACGAGGTATCAAGTATAGTTCCAGAGGCAGTAACAGGAACAAAAGATCAAACTAAAACAAAAACTAAAGTTGTTTTAAATAGTAGTGGCAATGTCATTGCTGAAAACATAGAGGAATCTGATTGGGTTGCTGGTAAAGCTGCCGATGAAGATGGCAATGTAAAATACCCATCTGATTCAACTTGGGAAGCTAGCAAAGCTATCCCTGTATATCAAGGAATAGACCAATCAAAACTAGTACCATTAATGGTAAAAACTATACAAGAACTAGAAGTTAGAATAGCTGCATTGGAGGGTAACTAATGTTTACACTAGACAACAAAGAATATGACGAAACTAAAATATCTAACAAAGCTAAAGCAGCTTTGGAAGAAGTAGTGCGTGTATCTAAACAAATGCAGGATCTAAGATTTGCCCAACAAGGCTATATTAAAAGAAGAATTAAAGGAGACTAAAGATGAGTAGTGAAATTAAAGTAGACACTATTAGTGAAAATACCAGTGCAGGTGGCGTAACTATAGACAGTCTTGCTATTAAAGATGGCAAGGTAACAAACCTAATGAATGCAACATTAAGTGCCGCTGACTTAGGTGGAGGTGTACATATTAAGACTGCTGACGCTAGTGTAAGTGCAGTAAATACTGCAGCAGATGAATTGGTTTTAGAAAACTCAGCTTCTTGTGGACTTAGTATTTTTTCTGGAACAGGTGAAGTTGGTAAAATAGCTTTTGGTGATTCTGATGACAATAATGTAGGTGAAATATTTTATAATCACAGCTCTAATGACATGGAGTTTAAAGCAAACGCTATAACATATATTACAATTGATTCATCAATGACTGGAGTAAGAATTGACTCTGGTAAATTTTCAACATTTGGTGAATCAGCTCCAGATGCAAGTGATGGAGGAATAACACTACAACAAGGTTCTAATGATGGTGTAATTATGACTTTTAAGTCTACTGATGTTTCTCATGGAATGTCTGGGGCTACAGAAGTAGACAATTACGGACAAATGGGAAAAGGCTCTGGTGCTGAAGGTGGTTTTAAAATTCAGGGTTTTGCAGATGGTAGTACCGATGTGATGCAGATAATGGGTTTTGGTGGTTCAGCTCAAACTGCTGATACTACTGGAGCGGGTGCAATGGTAGAATTATTTGGTGCAAAAAAAAGTGGTAGCGGTCTTGCTGATTTAGCTTCAAATGAAAATTTAATAGCTTTTAGACAGTTTGGCGGTACTACAAGATTTATTATGAAATCTGACGGCACAGTTCACGCTTCAGATACTTCTTGGGCAACTTCACTCGATACATATGATGATGCTCAGTTATGCAGATCAATGGATATGTTACCTGCTGAAAGCACTAGAGAAGGTTTTATTTCTGATAAATGGACTGAAATGGTTAAATATAACATCAACGATTTAATAGATGCTGGTATATATACTAAAGACGGAAAAGATATGATTGAAAAAGGAGAGACACCATTTTTTAGAGTTCAACCTTTACTTAGACTTCATAACGGTGCTATATGGCAAAATTATACAAAACATCAAAAATTAGCAGAAGCTGTATATGAAATGGCAAAAGAAGCATTAGGCGAAGAAAAAGCAGATGCAATACTTGAAAAACATGAAATTAAATTATTAAACTAAGGAGAAAACAATGGCAATAACAGCAAATATGACAACACATGATGGGATAGAACTTACTGATGTTTATGTAAGAGTGACTCAAGCGTATGTTAAAAATATGCCAGATGATGAAGGCACTGATGCATGGAAGTTAGTCTATGATGTTTTGATTTATAAAGATAAGGACACTCGTAATGACAAACATAAAGAACAATCTATGCGTATATCTAACCGTCATGTAGATCACTTTAAAATTGACTACAGCTTAGATGCAACTGACAATCCAATCAAACTTGCATACGCAGATTTAAAAGCTAACGACCAGCTATCAAACGTACAAGACGTATAGGAGTAACACATGAGTGAAATAAGAGTAGATACAATATCAGAAAAGACTAGTGGATCTGGTACGACTATCAGTAAATTTAAAAACCCTAAAAATCAATTTAGAAATATGGTTATCAATGGTGAAATGCAGATTAAACAAAGGTCTGATACTTCAGTTCACAACAATGGACAGGTAAGACCTTGTGATATGTGGAAACAAGAGGCTTCTAATTGTGATAACTTAACAGGTACTTTAGCAATAGACAGTTCAGTTCCTGCAGGTTATGGGTTTTCTGGTTCATTAAGATTTGATACGACCACTGCTGAATCTGCTCTTGCATCAGATGAAAATGTAAAACTCATAACAGATGTTGAAGCTCAAAATGCCCACCATCTTTGTTATGGGCATTCAGATGCAAAGAAAACAGTTTTAAGTTGGTGGTCCAGAAGTAATCTTTCTGGTTCAGGAAATAAATTTGTAATAAATGTATCAGCACCAGATGGGTCACGACATATTAGTAAAACATTTTTTCATGCTTCTGCCGACACTTGGGAAAATTTTACCTTTGCTATTGATGGTGATAGTAGTGGCACGATAAATGATGATAATGGAGTTGGATTAACTTTAACTTGGGTTCTGGCGGCTGGAAGTGATTATACATCAGCTGACAGTACAAGTTGGGGTTCAACATCTAGTGCTGGACTTGCATATCAACAAACAGCAAATATTGCATCAAGTACATCTAATGATTTTTATATAACTGGAGTTCAATTTGAAGTAGGAGAAGTAGCCACAGACTTTGAACACTTACCTTTTGATGTTCAGTTAAAAAGATGTGAAAGATATTATGAAGTAATTGTGGATGCAGCAGATGGAGTGGGTTTACAAGTTGTTGGTATTTCTGGTAATACATTTAAATCTGACCAAATTAATATGCCCATACATTTTAAAACAGAAAAACGAGCAACTTCAGGAAGTTTAGAATATGTATCAGGTTCTTACTATGATATGAGAACACATACTAACACTAAAACTACTTCAAGTTTAGGAGTTACTGGAGCACAAACTGGGAGACAAAATGCTGTGCCATATTTTAACACATCAGGTGTTACAGAACACGAAGTATGGTCATTCTATGTTACTGATGCTGCTGCTCATGTAGCATTTTCATCGGAGTTATAAGGAGATATAATATGTCATTTACATACACAAGAAAAAAACATGAAAGTCACGGTGTTGTTACTTATTCAATAACAAGGGTAGAAAATGGAAAAGTAAAAGTATTTCCTGACCCTGCTTTAGAAAATACTGATTATATAAAATATAAAGAATGGGTTGACGCAGGCAATACACCAGAAGGTGACACAGATTAATGGAACAAGAAAACAGAGAAGCTATCATTCGTATAGAGGGTAAGCTAGAACTGTTAGATCAAAAGCTAACAACTCTGAAAGACAATCATTTATGTCATATTGAAAAAGATATGAGACAACTGAGAACTCTTGTATGGTTTATAGGAACTACTGTTTTCTTACAAATGTGCTACCTAATAATAAGGACTTTGATGTAGTATTGCACGTATAGGTGCAATCAAGTAAAAAAAGGTATGTCAAACAAGAGCATACTTGTGATCTCAGATACTCATTCGCCTTACCATCATCCTGATTTGATCCCTTTTTTAAAATCAATTAAAAAAAAATATAAGCCTGATAGAATAGTTCACATTGGAGATGAAACAGACAAACACGGTCTAAATTTTCATGGACAAGATCCTGACTTGCCAAGTGCAGGTGATGAACTTTACGAGGCGAGAGAAACAATACACCAAATAGAAAAACTGTGGAGCAATGTAGACTTACTACATTCTAATCATGGTAGCCTTGCATACAGAAGAGCTTTTAAGGCTGGCTTACCTAAAGCATACATAAGAGATTACAACCAAGTTTTAGAAGTAGGCAAAGGTTGGAAATGGCATAACGAACTTACTATTCGATTACCAGATGGTAATGACGTACACTTTCATCATGGTAAATCTGCAAACATAATGGCAGTAGGACAGAAACAAGGCACTTGTTATGTGCAAGGTCATTTTCATACCAAGTATGGCATATCGTATTGGGGCAACCCCAACAGCCTTCTATGGTGTATGCAGGTCGGTTGTTTAATCGACAAAGACGCACTGGCTTTCGCTTACGACAAAGTATTTAAAGATAGACCGATCATTGGTTGTGGTATTATTATAGACAGTCAACCAAAATTGTTACCAATGGTGTTGAACAAAGGTGGAAGATGGAATAAAGTGTGTCCGTGAAGACACTAGATAAACAAATAAAAGGCGATCATTACAAAAAATTTATCATACAACCAGCAGAGTTTATAAATATTAATAATCTACCGTATGCAGAGGGTAATGTAATAAAATATGTTTGTAGGCACAAATACAAGGGTAAAAAGGAAGATATAGAAAAAGCTATACATTACCTAGAAATGATAATAGAAAGAGATTATGAGTAACGTGGTACGTATGGATATTCCAAATAGGATGAGATCCGTCAATGTTCGTATGATAATAGACGATATGCCTATTGTTGCTACACTAGATCACATTATTTCAAAAACTGGCATAACACCAGTAGCGATATGGGTCAAAACAAAGAAATCAGAGTCAACATTGGATAGAGAGCTACGCAGCTCTGGTAAAGCTGTATCTTTACTTTTACAGTATGGATGCTCGTTAAAAGAAATTTCAGAAACATTTACTAGAGATAGCATTATCGGTTCTGTTGTTTGGTATTTACACAAAGAATTAGAAGATATTTTACAAGGCAATCAACCTGACAAACTACCTAAATTATCTACACAACCGTCAGGATATACGATCAAATGAACGATATTAAAGAACGCATCAAAGGGCATGAAGGTTATCGACTAGAACCGTACTTATGCACAGAAGGACATAAGACTGGTGGTTACGGACATAAGATATTAGACGGTGAAGAAATACCAACAACACAAGATGGTTGGGAAAAATTATTCGATCAAGATTTTACAAAAGCACATGATGGTGCAACAACTCTTATATATGAACATTTAACTGGTACAGACTTTTCTGAGTTAGATGATAAGAAGAAATATATCGTGGAAGGAGTTTTGACTGAGATGTGTTTTCAACTTGGTCAAAGTGGGGTAAGAAAATTTCGCAAAATGTTTACAGCACTAAGCAAATGCGATTTTAAAGAAGCTGGTTCACAGATGAGAGACAGCTTATGGCATAAACAAACACCTGCTCGGTGCATAGAGCTAAGTCACATAATACAAAATATATAAATATGAACCCATTAATGTTAATAAAGCCCTTATTAGGGCTTGGTGGAGGTTTGTTAAACAACCCCATTACAAAAATAATAACCGAAAAAACAGTTGGTGCTATTTCACACAAACTTGAAAAAGATAAAATAATTAAAGCTAAAGAGATTGAAGCTGCCAAAGATGTAAATGTAGCGGAAATAGGCGTAAGATTGGCACAAGTAAAACAGCAAGAAAATAGTTGGAAAGATGAATGGATCACTGTTGTCTTTACATTAGTTTTCATTGCACATTTCATAGGACCAATACAACCATTCATGGAGAGAGGTTGGCAAATATTAGGTTCAGCTAATGA